TTAAATCTAAATTATAAACTAACTAAAACTTTTGGTATTGGATTAACTGGAGGTGGTACTTATATAGCAGGACAAGATATTTTAAATTTTCAAATATTAATGGGAGCAAAATTAAAAATATGAGGTGGTTAATTATATTTTTATTATTTACAAATGACTTGTTAGGACAATTTACCTATTCAGGTTATTTATATAATGCTAATGGTTCGGGAGCAAATAATGTTGCTGTAAAACTTTATAGAAGAACTAATTCAACTATTACAGGGTTTACTAACCAACAAAATTATAATGGACATTCTTATTATCGTTCTACAGGATCTGCTACTTGGACTACTGCTAGGTCTAACTGTGTATCAATGGGTGGTTACTTAGTAACTATTACAACCTCAGGAGAACAATCATTTATATTTAATATTTGGCCTTCAGGATGGATAGGGTTAACAGATGAAGTAAATGAAGGAACATGGAGATGGGTAACAGGAGAAACTTATTCTTACACTAACTGGAATTCTGGAGAACCTAATAATGCTGGTAATGAAGATTATGTTCAATTTGTATCTAACGGTAGATGGAATGATTTACCTAATAATGTTAGTCTTCCTTATGTGTTAGAATTTAATTATATAGTTACAACTTCATCTTGGACTTTATATAAAACAATTTACACTAACTCCTCAGGTTATTATTCTATATCTGAAACTTATGATCCTTCTAAAGAATATTATATACAAATTGATGCTCCTACTAGAGTTCAATCATACACAACCTCGGATATACAAGGAGTTTCAAATGTTATTTTAAGTAAAGTAACTAGAAATGGTTTATCATTCCATATGTTTGATGTTAATGATGATGGAAATATTTCAATAGCAGATAAATATTATGTGGCTGCGAGAAAAGCAGGTTTATTTTCAAGATGGAGAACAGCCCCTGATGTAAGAATATTTACTACTACTCAATATAATGCAATCAAAGTAGCTACAACTAATGTTAGAGCAACATACCCCGGAGTATCTACCCACACAACCTCTACATTAACTTCAGGAGGAACATTAAATCTTTATATTATAGCTCCTGGATATTCTGGTTCTGTAACTTATTAATATTTATAAAAGATGTTAAATTTTTTATTTCCTATATTATTAGCTTTAACACCTTCCGATACTACAAAGGTAAATGTTCAAGTAAGCAATGCTCAACATATCCAAAAAATTGGAGATAGAGATGTTACTTTTGGTGTTAAAGAAACTGTTGAAGAATTATTAATTGAAAAAGGATATACCCCTGTTGACTCAGGAGTAGCATTTATAACCCAAGTAAGTATAGATAGTATTTACTCACCTCAACAAATAATAAATATAATGGGTCTACAATGGTTAAAGAAAGACTATTTTGTAGAAACTAGTATATGTATAGGAAATAGTTGTTTTAAATCAGTTGGTGTTAGAAAAACCTTTATTTTCGCAGCATTTTTAAATGTTGAAAATAATGAAGTTCCGTTAAACCGAAAGGCGTTCTCGAAAGCGTTACAAGAAAGTTTAACAAAAACAACAAAACAACTATAATATGAAAAATTTCTTTAAACAATTATTCGACGACAACAACTCCATTAATGAAAAAGCATTAGTAGGTTTTATCGCTTTCTTTATGCTTTGTATTGCCCTTGTTGTAGACCTAGTAACAGGATACATGGGAACTGCTTTAGTAATTAATGAATTTATCTTTGATGGATTTATGGTAATCATTTTAGGTTCCTTTGGTATCGCATCTGTTGATAAATTTTTGAATAAAAAAGACAAACACGAAGAAGATAAAGATATAGAAGGATAATGAAATCTACGTTACTAGTTTTACTATTATCATTAACCGCAACTTGTTCATTTGTTTGTAGCTATTTCGGAGGATTAGCTATGGATAATAGTGAACAATACTTAGCGGTAGTGGCGGTGGCTTTTATGGATGGGTTTTTTGGTATAGTTGCTGGTATAAAGAAAGAAGGTTTTAAAACCTATAAAGCATTAAAAGTACTAAAAACAACATTTACTTGGTTAATTATATTAACAGTAATACTAATGGTTGAAATTGGGTTTCCAGGTACGTCCTGGCTCTCAGAAACTATTATAGTACCATTTATAATTTTTCAATTGATTAGTGCCTTAAAAAATGCTTCTAATTCAGGTTTTATTAAACATTCATTACTAAATACAATTTTAGAAAAAATAGATCAACATAAAGATAAATAAGTATGATATTAAAAAAAGGTGATAATAACGACTTGGTTAAAAAACTCCAAGTTAGGTTAGGTGTAGAAGCAGTTGGAACTTTTGGTCCTAAAACAGAGGAAGCTGTTAAAAAATATCAAGCCGCTAATGGTTTAGCTGCTGATGGAATTGTTGGAGATGGTACTTGGAGTAAACTATTCCCTCCAGTTACTTCTATTGCTGTTTCTGCTCCTGTAGTAGCTATTCCTCCTAGTTCATTTAAGTTAGATAAACTAAAAGGACACATCCCAGATTCAGTAATTGCTGCTATTCCTGATACTGCTGCTAAATTTAATATTACAAATGTATTAAGATTAGCTCATTTTCTTGCTCAAGCAGGACATGAATCAGGACAATTTAAAGCAACCTCAGAAAATTTAAATTATAGTTCAAAAGGATTATTAGGTATTTTTCCAAGATACTTTACTCCCGCTTTAGCAGAATCTTATGCTCGCCAACCTCAAAAAATTGCTAACAGAGTTTATGGAGGTAGAATGGGTAACGGAGTTGAAGCTACAGGAGATGGATTTAAATTTAGAGGTAGAGGATATATCCAATTAACAGGTAAAGATAATTATACTCAATTTGATAAAACTGTACCTGAAGATATTTTAGCTAATCCTGATTTGGTATCAGGGAAATATGCTTTAATGTCTGCTGCTTGGTTTTTTGATAAAAATAAATTATGGGCTATTTGTGACAAAGGAGCAGATCAAGGAACAGTAACAGCAGTAACTAAAAGAGTAAATGGTGGAACAATTGGTTTACCAGATCGTATTAAACATTTCAACGAATATTATAATTTATTAAAATAATGAGTGAATTTCAATTAAAAGAAGGACAAGGGTATATTTACATAGGTGAATACTTTCATAAATTTGGAGGTGTAATACCTACAGAAAAGAAAATAGGTAAAATAGATGACCTATTAAAAATCCCCCAAATAGATGATTATTCATTTAGTTTAGATTTTCATACCCCAGATATTTATCTTGTAGAGGATGTAGATACTCTTTATACAGCTATCACAGTATTATTAAGTCATGATCTTATTAAAGAGGATTGGTTTGCTGATAGTGATGGAGATTTAAAAGAAAGAGTAGCTAATTTTATGAAAGCTTTAGGATACGTAGAAATTACTGATGTAGATGGTGATGGTATTCCTGATCATTTAGACGACGTTATAGGTTAAAATCAACACCCTCCATGAACGACACGAGGTTGTTTAATATAGGCGCTATACGAAAGTGTATGACGCCTATATGTATCGATGTATGAATGTAGATAAAATATTTAACTTGTTTAACGGAGATGAACCCGAGTCATTAAGGGAGAAAGCTCAACAAGTAGATACTTTATTAGATTATAAAAACCATCCTTTGTTCTGGGTAGGAATGTTTAAAAAACTAATCCAAAATCATCAAGTATTTAATGATCAATTACTTCAGTTTTTTGAAAAATTAGATGAAGGTTTAAGTACAGCAGATGTAGATAAAGCAGGTGAATATATAGTATTTAGTAAAGCTTGGGAATATATTCAAAAAGTAAATCCAGATAACTTGATTGCCCAAGAAGCTTTATATAGATTTGCCGATATACATCTTAGGGTTGCCCTAGAGTTATCAATAAATTATTTCCAAGAACACGAGGAATATGAAAAGTGTTCACATCTCAAAAAGAATTTAGAATTTGTAAAACTTCTCTTAACTTAAGCTTGGATTGTCTTACTTCCAATATTATATTCCAATCACGGGAAAAGGAAAAAAGAGAATAAAATATGAAAAATAGAGAGATTATAATGAGACGGTTAGAGCGAACCGAAGGTGAAATAGAGAAAATCCATTTCTTCTTAAATCGTGGTGGTTCAAGAGAACAGGTTGAGGAAGTGTTGATTACAATGCGTGAAGCTATTAGTGATGCTAAAGCATTTATCCAACAAGAACCAACATCACCCGGAGAAGTTAATCCATTTTAATTATGAATTTAACAGCAGAACAAATCCAACAAAATTGGGTAAGGATGATGGGCTTTATTGAGGACCATATTTCATCTCCTCGTAAAGAAAAATTAATCGAGTTTTATGAAAAATTTAGTGAGCGTCTAATGTTGATGCCTGCTGCTCATAAAAAAGAATACCACAATGCTTTTCCGGGTGGTTATGTAGAACATGTTAATCGTGTTATCACTTGTGCTCTTCACCTTCATGAATTATGGGCTACAATGGGTGTTGATACTACTACTTATACTAAAGAAGAATTAGTATTTTCTGCTCTAAATCATGATTTAGGTAAAATGGGTTCTGAAGATGAAGAATCATACATTCCTCAAACAGATAACTGGAGACGTGAAAAATTAGGTGAGGATTATATGTTTAATACTAAAGTCCCATTTGCTTCGGTTCCTGATAGAGGATTATTTTTACTTCAATCTAATGGTATCCAATATACTTTTAATGAAATGATTACTATTCAAACTCATGATGGTTTATATGATGAGGCAAATAAGAAATATTTAATGACTTATCTCCCAGAACAAAAACCACGTACATCATTACCTTTTATTGTACATCAAGCGGATTTAATGGCTGCTAGGATTGAGTTTGAAAGAGAATGGTTACCTAAATTACAGGGTAACGTGGAAACCAAAAAGAAACCATTTACATTGGGTACTAATAAATCAGCTCCAACAACTTCAGCTACTAAATCTAAAGCATTAGGTAGCGTAAAAAGTGAAGGACTTAAAAATCTATTAGACAACTTATGATATTAACAATTATATTACTTTCA